CTCAACAATTACTTGGCTAGCGGTAACATCGCGATAAATTTTTTGACTGGATTGCCTAAACACATGTGAAGCGCCAATAAAACCAATCTTGGTAAAGTTTTTAGCAGATTCTTGTACGTTTTCAATATTATGAACAAATCCATGAAACTTCTTATTTCTAATAGTAAGAATCATCATAGTCATAGGCTTAATAGTAGACGGATTTACTTTCCAGTCTCTAAAATAAATATCAGCGTAGTCGTGAGAAAATACCTCCTGACGAAGGGTAACTTTATATACCCTTTTAGGAGCATTAGGACTATTAGGAAATTCTACTGAAACGTACCCCGAATTACTTGAGCCTCCGCCGTCTGCTATTAGATTACTTAAACTAGGCACGCGGAATCCTAATCTGTGTTCCAGCTGGGACGTTTAGCCAATCAGCTATTTGTGGGTTGTGGTCAGCAATAATCCACCACTTAGTAGGGTATGAGTAAAACTCGTATGCTACAGATTCTACACGGTCTCCAGTTTTCCATTCATAAATAGAATAGTTTAATTTAGACGTAGGATTAGAAGAAAATTGATAATAAACTACTGGACCAGGGTCAGATTTAGGCTGGGTAGCAAAAAACTTAACAGGCATTTTTTCATATCTAGAGCCAAGATAAATAGGCATTAGTGACCTCCAGCATTTACATTAGAGTACGAATTACTAGTAGTATTAAGACCGGCAGTAGCAAGCAAATTAAGGGAAACAGTAACATCGCTTCTAATAGGAATCATATCTGGGGTAAAAGCAGTATGAGTAACGCTCATAGAAGTCACGTATCCTACATAAGAAAGTGGGCCAATATCTACGTTTAACAGTGTAGGCATTAACCAACCAATGTCAGCAGTAATTATACCACGTCCATTTTTCCAGTAGTCTTTGCTAGAAGAACCTCCGCTAGGGCCAGGTCCATTAATAGCTTTATACAAATACTCAATATCAGCTAAAGTACCTCGTTGGAATAAGTCAACTAGTTTTTGCTCAACTGTAGTCTTCTTACCAGCCTTAATTAATGCGCTGTTAAAGCTACCTGAGTTTTGATAATACTTAATAAACCTATCAACATCTTTATTATTAATAAAATTATTAGACCCGCTATTAGTAGTATCTTGGGTAATATTTGTAGGACGTTTAAAGTACGCGTTTGCTGCTGCAAAATCGTTTGTTCTATCAATTCTAAGAGTTAACGTAATAGTCTCAGTTGCCGGAAAGGCGCCTACAGTGGAGGCAAATCTGTCTTGTATTTGTGGAGTAGCGTCCATTTGAACAGATACCGCTGTACTAAACGTTTCAGGATTCCATAAAAATTGAAAACCGTATTTTCTATCAGAGTTGTCAATAGTTACAGTTTTACCATTGCCATCAGTAGTAGTCATAGTAGTATCCGTAGCTTTCCACCAAATACGGCCTCTACGATAACGGTCATCTGACGGAGCTTTTCTGTGACCAGTAGGCATATTATTTAAGTCAGAACCGGGGGTAAATGGCAAACTCCATTTGTGAGGAGGAAGATTCCATTGATACTGATTAGCATCCTGCGGCTTTGCTGGTATGATAGGGTCTTCAGGGTCAGCTGTAATAGGAACTACTTTAGTTACAGCTTCAGGCCCAGGGGCATAGTAATATGCTAAATCTAAAGTTTCATTTGTTCCACGCTTTATAAGGTGAACAGGAGTTCCTACTTTGTGATACAAAGACGGTGCAGCAGCTGTGCTCGCGCTTAACTCATGAAAAGTAATCCTTTGGTCATTGTTTGCATCAGCGTAAGGTTGCTTAAACAACACCACAGTATCCTGGTTTCGTTTAATCCTATCAAACTCAAATCCCTGTACTTCAATATTTAAAGTGCTAGAACCAGGCTGATTAAACCCACCATAGTTATAGATACCAGGTAATTTGTAAATATAGGTAGTGCCCGTGCTCCAAGCGCCGCCGCCTCTATTGGAACCGCTACTAGTAGTATTACCCATTAGCTTCTTACCGCCTCTCTAATTCGAGCGTCTTGTGTAAGAACGCGTTTAATTTCTTGAGCTAATACGTTTTCATTAATAGCAGAGTTTGCTGGCATATTAATATGAACAGTTACTCCACCGTAATTATTTGAATAATCAGCAGTAGCAATACCTTGACCACTTCCACCACCAATAGTTGGAAGCCCATTTTGCATAAATTCATGTGGGTTATATAACTTACCACTTTTATCTTGAATACCTAAATGTAAGTGATTGCCGGTAGCAGCTCCTGTTTTACCTACTTGACCTAAAACATCCATAGGAGTTACTTTTGCACCTTCTGAAAGATTGCTTTTTTCTTTCATGTGGCCATAAATACTTTGATAACCATTAGCATGGGCAACTACTAAGTAATTTCCTTTACCCCCCGGTTCCCATTTATTAGCCACTACTTTTCCGGCAGCTATTGGTTTAATTGGTGCACCTCCAGGCGCCCCATAGTCAATTCCATCATGCTGGTCTGTAACAGTCCTCATTTTACCACTGGAATCTTTAAAGGAGTAAGTCCTATTTTCATGCCAGTCACTAGTAATTCTGTATTTATTTGACCACGGAGGTACAATATTTCCTTCTTGTAACCCACCAGGAATTATAGCGTGACCACTGCCCATACCTATTTCTGAGTCCGATAAAGAAACGCCAGAGCCAAATCCACCGTTGTTAGGGGCACTCCAATTTGTTCCATAACCAACTTTCATAAGGGGTTTAATATCGTCTGCTTTTACATGTTTCATTGCGTCATTAATAGCAGAAAGAGCTGCGGCAGTAATTCCTACGTAGGCAAGTGCAATAGAAGATTCAAGGGCTACACCCGCAATTTTTCCACCAAGGTTTTTTATAACATCCATTACGGCTTTGCCGCCAGCATTGCCATTTTTAAATACATCGCCAAGACCACCAAATATATCAGCACCAGCACCGTTTCCAGCACCGCCCATAGTTTCCATAAATGTTGCAGCCGTAACCCCAGCATCTGCAATTCCACCAAATATTCCGGGGTCAGATGCAAAATTAGCTATACCAGTGATAGCGGCATTAGCTCCCATAATTCCATTAACACCAGGAGCGGTATATCTATTAGTAAACTTGTAAGATGCGGCTTCTCTTGTGCCCATGCTTTCTGAAATTCCAGGCATAGCGCCACTAGCTTGCAATCCTGCTTTAGTTACAGCTCCAGTACCTTGAGACGCAAATTGATATAAGTAGGAGATAACGCTCTGACGTAAAACAGCATCTCCACCAAAATACTGGTTTAGAAGCATATCTAAAGACATACCGGGTTGCAAAGAGTAGGACAAATCAGATTGAGTAATTTTACCAGCACCGCCGGTTTTAGTTCTATTAATGGTATTCCAAAGGTCTCTAGCAATATCTTCTACAGCACGCATATAGCCATTTTGGTCGCGTACCTGAATACCAATCATACGAAGCTTATTTACACTCGAACCTTGGTTAAGTGCAGCTGTAGCACTCATACCAGCTTCAAGGCCAACACCTGGAATCATGTTAGAAATGCCAGATGCGCTACTACTGATAGTGCCGTAGTTTTTTAGGCCCGGCATAAACCCCATACTAGAGCCGGCCATAATGGCTTGAGTAGCATCCATATTACTGATAGGGGTTCCGGCATTCATCATGCTTTGGAACTGCATAGAGTCAGTTCCAGGTTTACCTGAACCAAAAAATGAGTACCTATTCTTAGCTATATCATTAGTAATATAGTCGCCCGGAACTATAAGTTTAGACGCTCCAGTAAATGCGGCGGCGGCCATGGTGCCAGCCGCACCTTTCCAGTCAAAACCTGGTTGTTTTTGTTGAACAAATCCTCTATCAGAACGGCCGCCTGTAGGAACAGTTCCGCCTTCCACAAAAGACATAGAACCACCAGCACCGCCACCAGTATTTCCGCCCCCACCACCCCCGGGAAAAGCTCCTTTTAAGCTTTCTGAAATAGATTTAGCACGTTTTTCAATACGCTCAAGGACTTGGTCCATCTTGCGATAGTTTTCGGTAACGTCAGCGACTAGACGTGCGGATTTAGAGGTAGACCCAGTACTACCTAAATTCATTCCGCTTTTTACGTTATCGGCCATACATACTCGCTTTACTTACCTCTAGCCGCCCTAGACAGCCAATTTTTACGTTCTCTTACGGACAAGCTTCTGATATCAGAAAGCGTCCAACCAGGAAATGATCGGGATAGTATTTCGTATTGATCGAGTAGTTGTTCGTAATCTTGTTCTTTATAGACGAAACAAGTCGGCTAACGACAGTGGCATAGGAATTTCCTCGCCACAAGCCTCGCAAGTCGTCTTCACCTCCCCGAGGCGTGGGCCCGGGTTATTCTTAACAATCTCAGCAACAATTGCCTCACGGTCAACCATTCCAAGTGCTAAAGCAGAGGTGGCACCCAAAGATGGAGAGCCGTTAATAGTTTTGATACACCCGCCCAAAAGAATGGTGTTTAATTCAGAAACTGTTTTTTCAGAGTTTTCAACAAGCTTCTTTTGAACTGCTCCTGTAGGAAGGCCTACAAGAATGGCACCATGCTTCTTTGATACGTATGTAAAAGTCCTACCTTGAATTGGGTCATCCAGTTCTACAACTGGGATATCCTCAATCAAATCAACTACTACATCTAGGTCTGTTTTGCAGTGCGGACAAGGAAACTCAAAGTCGACAGTATCGCCAAAAGTTACTCTCCTAATACCAAGTAGCAAAGCATCGCGGTCTCCGCTAAGCAAATTATCGATATCATTCTTATCCGCTGCATTAGTTCCGATAGAAACAACACCTCGCTGCAACATCGCAGCAAGGGCTCGTCCCACAGAACCTGCCTTAGAGATTGCCTCTTCATCAATGCCGTTAAGTTCTCTAACTTCGGCATATTTAATTACGGAACCATCTTTGGCGATAAATCCACCCGGAAGAAGAACCTCAGAATTAGACGGAGATAAAGTAGTTATTTTTACTTCATCACCAGCAGTTAATTCTTTTACTGCTTCTGAGATTACAGCTGGGTCAGTGCTCACATTATTTGACATTTTATACTCCTAGTTAGTTATAAATATTTTATCAGATTTTTTAAATATTATTTTAAGTCAGTGTTGCTGGAACGCTTGAACCAAAGTTAGCTAGCTGAACTGATAGACCCTCGTGAACCAAAGTAAGAGTTTCATACATCAATTGGTTGTCAGTAGCATTTAGGCCTGAGTAAGATAGATTTACAATGAACGCATTGTGCACAATAAACTTCATCTTATAAGCCGAAGTGCTTACGATATCTCCAGCAGAGATTAGAGGGCTTCCAGTAATTGGGTGGTCTAATACATAGATATCTAGGTCACAGCGGAATGTAGAGCCATCTACACCAGGGATACCTTCACCAGACGCCGCAGCAAATAGCTGTTTCATCCAGTTGATGCCTTCAGACTGACCCAAAATTACACCACGGTTTAGCGTAATTTGAGAGAAAGAAGTCATACCAGGAACTTGGTGAAGAGTAGTATTCATACCACCTTCGCGGTAGCTAATGCTTTGAGTGTTGATGTTTAGACCATCAATTGATGTAAACCCGCCCTTAAAGTTTAAGAAGCTACTAGTACCCGCACTGGCTGAGCCAGGGACACCAGAATCTCCGGTAACACGGAAATCAACGACAAACCTAAAATTTCTTAAAGGGTCAGTTGCTAGTTTAGAAAAGCGTGAGATTGCGCTTTGTGCCATTTATTTTTCCTCCTACAGGACTGTTACAACAGAACCACTGTCGTACTGGCTAATACGGATAACAATGAATTCAGCAGGGCGCTGTAGAGCCACACCAATTTCAACGTGAACTTCACCAGCAAGAATGCTTGATGCAGTGTTAAGTGTGCTATCACACTTTACAAAGAACGCATCTGATGGGGTAGTTCCGCGTAAACCACCAGATTGCCAAAAGTTAATTAGATTAGCTTCACAAGTAGTTTTTACGCGGTTCCATAGACGCTGGTCGTTTGGCTCAAAGATAGCAAAAGCAGTAGCGTCAGTCAGCTGCTTACGAAGCTGAATTAAGCTACGACGAACTGAAACATATTTATTGGTGTATGAAGTGCTAAGTGTACGAGCACCCATTACTACAATTCCAGAACCTGGAATATAGCGAATAGCATTAACAGGAGTGGCAGTTGCAAACGTTGCGCTGCTGCTACCGTTGTTTAGGTTATCCAGTTCTGAGTTAGTAAGTTTAGCTACTGCAACAACTCCTGCCAAACGGGCTTCTAGACCAGCAGGAGACTTAAATACACCTCGTGATGTATCTGTAGTCACATACTTAGCTGCAACTGCTCCACCAGGATATGCCGTAGAAGTAGCTCCAGATGCACTTGATGTAAGGCTTGGAATTGTTAAGTTGGGATAGTAAACCGCACCAAAACCAAGAGCCGCAGAACCGGCTGAACCACCTGTATAACTGTTAGCTAATGCTAACTGGCTTACGCTATCTGTGGTGGTTTGGGTAGGGTCGATAATTACAAAACAGTCACCACGGTTATACGCATAGTTAAGGATATTGTTTACGTTAGTTACTTCAGAAACCCCAGGTGCATTAAGCAATAACGGTGATGCAAGGCTATCTAGCTTGGATAATGCCGAAGTTGCTCCAACAGCAGTGTTGTTTACAGTAGTACCATCAGTACCTCCAGTAAGTGCAACGTTTACAAATGTAAGCGTAGCTCCTGCTGGAATAGTCATGGCTGAGCTTAATGTAACAGTCTTAGTAGAAGCAACATAAGCAGAAACAGTAGTTCCGTTAGTAACACCGCTTCCATATACATACATACCAAAGTTAACACCAGGGTCTGTAGTAAGAATTACAGTTGTGCTAGCAGATACTAAAGCAGAGTTAATACCTGATACTGCAACAAGGTTGGTAGATAAAGGCGTATTTGCAGTAGTAAATAATGCAGCAGTGTGATTAGCTGAGTTAGGGTCTGTAGCCGTTACATACAGAGAAGAAGCATTGATTACAGTAGGCGCGTAAGACGAGTCTGTAGCAAGCATTGTCAAGTCTGTGAAACGCTCTACAATAAATCCAGCAGTAGTACCGCCAGAATAAATTGCTAGGTTAAAGTACTTTCCAGGGTATGCTCCGCTTGTTCCGGTGCTAGAGATTTCATAGTATAGACCGTTACTCCATGCGCCTGGGTTATTGGCTGTAAGAATAAGCTCTGATCTAGTCTCATTTGGAGCGGTTACGGTACCAGCAGCACCGGTCGTAGGGGCAATAGGTGCCAATGGGTTCACAACAGAGAAAGTGGTGCTTGTAGGGACAGCTGTTACTATAAAGGTACCATTATGAGTGGCAGTTGAAGTTGTACCCGCAATAACTACAGTTTGCCCAACTTTTATTTTGTGTGCAGCAGCGGTAGTGTACGTAGTAGTAGTCTGACCAGCAGGAGCAACTGCACCGGCAACAGTAATAGCGCCTGGGTTAGAGGTAGTGTTAATAATAAGGTTGGTAGAAGTAGTACCAGTCTGTACGGTCCAAGTACCATTATAACCAGATGGGGTAATACCTGCTATAGTTACGCTTTGACCAGCAGTAAACGCTTGAGTAGAAGTAGTAATATTAGCTTGCGCAGGGGCGACAGTACCTGAAACTGTAACCGCACCGGGGTTAGAACCAATTGCAACAACAAGGCTGGTAGAAGTAGTGCCCGCAGCAACTAGCCAAGTACCGTTATAACCAGCTGGAGTAACACCGCTAATAGTCACAGATTGACCAGTAACAAATGCTTGAGTAGTTGTTACTAAAGTAAGGTTTGGCGCAGAATATGCCGGAGAAGAGTTACCCGCAGTCGGAACATTCGCAACACCAACTACAGTTTGAGTAGCAATACCAGTGCTTGTAACCGGTACCTGAGCATTTAGAGCCGCTGTGGTGTTTCCGTAAACAGTTACAGAAGAAGATACTGGAGTACCAATTGTAAGAGTGGTGTTGGCAGGCACGCTAGCAGTCTTGCTTAAAGTTAGTGTGGTAGAACCAGCAGCAGTTACTGTAGTTCCAGATGGAATACCTGTACCAGTAATAAACATACCTACAGC